ATGAAAAAAACAGTACTTTCACTGCTATTACTGGCCTGTGCGGGAACGGCAGCCGCTGCGCCACAGGTGATTACGGTAAGCCGCTTTGAGATGGGTAAAGACAACTGGGCGTTCAACCGCGAAGAGGTGATGCTCACGTGTCGGCCAGGCAATGCGTTATTTGTCATTAACCCGGCGACGCTGATGCAGTATCCCATTAACGATGAAGCCATGGCGCAAGTGAGAGCCGGGAAAACCACGGGGCAGTCGATTGATGTGTTGCTGGTAGACAATCCGGCGAAGCCAGGCGAGAAGAAAAGCCTGGCACCATTTATCAAAAAAGCGCAAACCCTTTGCTAAACCCACGCTGCCTGTAACGGCCATAAAAAAACCGCAATACCGTGAGCCACGGATTGCGGTTTTTTATTAAGTGATTACGGATGATAAGCGTTTTTTTGAACCACTTTTGTCGCGGACTGGAAAACCTGACATCGTAATCTATTCTTAAAGGGCAAGGCGATTTCAGCCTGCATTAATGCCAACTTTTAGCGCACGGCTCTCTCCCAAGAGCCATTTCCCTGGACCGAATACAGGAATCGTATTCGGTCTTTTTTTGTATCCCTTTCCTGACAAGCACTTACGCGGTTCCGTCCGAAAATGTCCGAAACTTGTCCGAATCATCATATCCGGATTCCCAACCGTTATACCAGAATAAAATCGTTTTGGCGCGTATCGAGATACTTTTCAGTCGTCTTTTCCGAAACATGTCCGAGCAGTTTCTGTGCGAATTCTTTGCCAAATTCTTTCTCATATAACCTTCCCGCCAGGCTTCTGATTTCGTGAAAAGTAGGTGGGTTGTCTCCCAACGCATGAACCAGATCTTTGCGCGCCTTCACAAATCCTTTCGTTAATCCATCAGGGTGGATATTACCCAGCGGGCTGTTTTTGCGAAAACCTGAGCTCACCAGGAAATCAGAACTGTTCCCCACTTTGCATTGCTCAATAACATCACGTAAACGCAACCCGGTGCTTTCCAGGCATAAGTCCAGGCTAATCGCAATTCTCATTCCTGTTTTAATCTGAACGACATGAAGGCGGTCATTTTTAATGTCGGAAAACTTCATCGCGGCAATGTCTTCCCGGCGTTGCCCGGTGCAAATTGCCAGGTCCATGCCGTTTGCAAACCACGCTGGCAAAACATTCGCGTTTCGCCTGATCGAATTAAACAGCTCCAGATCAAGTCTTTTTCTTTTCACCTCAATCTTCGGCGATTTAGTTGGCTCAACCGGATTAACCGATACCCTCCCGTTAACGATCCCTTCCCGAAAAATGTCGGACAGAACCGAGCGAAAGGTTGTGGCCATGGTCATTTTATCCTCATCAGTCCATCTTCTGAGAAATTCTGCGATATGTAATGTTGTTACTTTGGTCAATACCATTTTCCCAAAATGCTCGCCGATGGTTTCAAGATGTCCCTTACGGGCCTTAAGCGTAACCTCTGCCAGATCACGCTTATCAAGGATCTTCTGATACTCTTTTAGCCATTCAGCAACTGTATACTCATGCTCACCTTTGAGCTGTTCCAGTAGGGTGACTGGGGAGTAATTCTGGTCAAGGTAGTTATTTGCCTCGATCGCCTGGGCTATCGCGTCGCGCTTGGAAATTTTTCCCAGAGGGATCTCTTTCCCGGTTAACGGATTGCGCCAGGCATAGGTTTTACGTGACTGGCGGTAAGTCAGATTTCTTGGCAAATTAGAATCATATTTTTCCCGCCTTTTGCTCATTCTGCAGCTTCTCCAGCAATGTGCCTTTTCTTGGGCGCCGTTTATCCATTCCATTTACGGGCGCTTTCAAACAATGTTTATTTGGACGTATATAGATCGCGTTGGGCTCAACCTGATATCTGGTGCCGTGCCGTTCCGGTGGCGGATAAATGTTCCCGTTCCTTGCCCAGCGTCGTAACGTTGCTACAGAGGGAGGACAGGTGTAGGTATCTTCGGCCCATTCCTCAAGCGTAACGAGTTTTGCCATCACGTTGTTCCTCAACCCGACCAGATGATAATTGCCTGGCCGGGTAATTTCTGAATTACGGAAATCAGTTTGCTGTCAGGCGCTGCCAGATAGCCGAAACGTATTTAGCCTGATGGAGCGCATCAGCCAGGGCATTGTGCTTATCCCCCTCGAAGGGGATGTCGTATCGCGGATTGATACCAATGGCATTACCCAGCTCCACGATGGTGCGCACATCACGATCATTTACGAACCGCCAGGGCGCCGTGCCGCCTACCAACTCATAACTTTGCTTAAGCAGCACATTGTCAAAAGTTGCACCATTACCCCAGACCTGAACCGACTTAGCTCCGTTAGCTGTGTTCCCGCACAGGAATTCACTGAACAGAGTGAGGGCAACATCAAGATCGGCAGCGTCTTCAACCAGCAAGGCTGACCGGGCCTCGGATGATTGTTTCATCCACCACAAGATGGTACTGGCATCCGGTTTAGCCCCAAAGTTCATAGCGGACGTGAGATCCACCACCTGATAGAACTCCGGGCCTGTCTCGCCAGTTGATGGTTCGAAGAATACGGCACCGATGGAGACGACAGGGGCGTCAGGGTTTGAGCCCATTGTTTCTAAATCCACCATTAGATGCGTAAACAGTTTGCTGGTGGATATTGCCCCTTCTTCTGTTACGGTATCTGCCGACGGATCAGGCTCAACATCACCTGCAGTTGTTGCCTGGCTCGCTGATACCTGAGGATTACTTTGCTCTTCGATACTGACAGTCTCTTCCATCTGCACATTGCTGGTGGTCTCCGCGGAGTTTTCCGTTTTTGCTACTTCATTTGAGGCAATATTGATGACCGGGCTGTCTATTTTTTCAGATGATGCGAGCCCTTCGATGGAGAACACACCAGCGCCGAGGCTTTCAACTTTCGGCTGATTGGATGTTTCGGCTGAAGGTTTCAAAGTAGTCTCTACGGCCAGCTTTCCAACCACTGCAAATTCTGTAGATAACGCTTCAAGATTATCTGCCGGAATATCACCCCGAATTACTCCCGCAACGACCGCGGCACTATCAATCTGACGTGCAGCAGCGAGAATTTCTTCGGTTGGCTTTTCGTGGTTGCTTTCGGTCAGGTAGGCGTTGATGTAACCGGTAAGGCGTCCCGGATGTTTATGAAACTCAGGATGAGCGCTTCGGATCAGGGCGAAGATTACCGCACGCGAGTAATCAAGAACGCCCGCGGTTTTGCGAAGTGCTGCCGACCATTCCTTGAACGGGCTTTCTTTTTTCTGAACGATTTCTTTGGCGCGTCGATGGATGGCGCCTGGGATGTTGTAGATATCAAAATCCATGGGCAGCGTCGCGGCTGCAATTTCAATATCCAGCGTATCCAGAGTGTGTTCATAATCCAGGTTGCGATCTGTCGTGATGCCGCCGCCAGCGTTCGTGCCAGTGTCTGTGCGCTGAATGGCGGAAATGCGGTTACCTTTGGCCCATTCCTTCACAAGCAGACCTTTATCGATATACGTGGTTTCGCTCCAGGCTTTCAGGAACTGCAGCATTACGCCAAGTTCAGGCAATTTTTTATCCTGAGGGAATGCTTCTTTTAAAGCCGTGGTCAGTTTCCATAGGTCGTATTCCCTGACGTCTTTCAGGGAAGGGGTGTTTTCAGCGGCCAGGAGCAGGTTTTGTACGTACGAGTTATCCACGTCCATTTCCAGTGCAATAAGGGCATTTTTCTGCTCTGCCTGGATGTGGTAAGCGTATTCGCTTTCAGAGATAAACTGAGCGAGTAGACGCTGACGGAATGGCAGGGTTGCCACGGTGATAAGCTCTGGCATTTCCGCTTTCGGCAATTTTTGAACAATTTCAGTTGCGGTGGTGACGGGATTATCAATATCAGGCTGGCCCAGAGCGGTATCCGCCCAATCCTTAACGAGCCGCTGGCGCTCACCCGGTTCAGCTTTAACCCAGGCATCAATGAAAGCGCTGATGGTGCTTACTTCATGTGTTTGATCCATAGGGAAAAGCTGTTTTACAGCCTGAACAAGTTTCCACTCTACGTGGGCAGATAGTTCGTCAACGCCCAACACGTCCCGGCAAGCCTGCAGCAGGTTCTGTGCATAAAGGTTATTCTCGTCCGCCTCGATAGCGCCGATCTGGACGTGTTGGGTTTCGCTGATTTCTTTCTCTTCAGTGTCGTTCAGCAGGTACGCAATAAGGCGTTGCGGAAGTCGAAGCCGCGCTACAGGGCGGAGAAGTGCAGGGGTATTTGCCACATCCGCGTTGGCATTGTCGCTTAAGTCTGCCATTTGCGTGTGTTCAGTTGGAATGTTAACGGATCCAGCTTCGCTGGATATTTTGCTCCAGGACTTTCCATCTTCGCCAAGTTCATAGCGATCGCACCAGGTGTCATCCAGGACGCCTTCAGGGGGCAGGTCATCAACTACAAACCAGTTCGTACGCACCGGAAGCTGATAATCGGCTCCGCGACCAACTTCGATGTCGGCGTCGTCCAGTATATTGAGGATTTCGCGTTCTGCGCGCGAATCGGATTTTGCGTCAAACCAGCAAAAAAGGTTTTTTGCTTCAGCGGCTTTTGCTTTGGCTTTAATAAGATACGCATACGTAGCCATTGTATTCGGGCTCCTTAAGGCTGTAAGATATCCGGGACTTTGATAGCTCCCTTCGGGTTGTGGTCATTGTTCAAAACTCGTTCCGGGAAGCTTTGGTCGGCTAACCGGGTACTGAACCCGCCTTGCGCGGGTTTTGTGCTTTATGGGGTAGGTGGTTTTCCGTTAGCCAGTTGCGTGACGGGAACCCATTCAAGCGCGTCCATTACCGGCTTAAAGCCGTCGGGGATTGCGGTGACCGCGCGGATAACATCTGCCACACTGGTATTTGACTTGTTGAGGTGATAGCCACCTCCCGGGCCCCGTTGACTACTCACGATGTTATTGCGGCGTAATTTGCTAAATATCTGTTCAAGATAAGAAACAGAAAGCTTCGACTCTGTGCTGATGAGTGACAGCGCTACAGGAGAGCCGTTATAAACCCGGCTTAAGACGGCGACGGCCTGAACCGATGCCACCACACGTTTCATTCCAAATTCCATGGTTATCCCTTTACCGGTTCTCGGCCATAGCCAGGGTTATCTTCAATCACATCGCGCAGAACCTGTATTGCTTCACCATGCGGGAGAGTTAGCGCAAGCTTAATGGCGGTACCGAACGACTCAGCGGCCAATTCAAACTTCTGCGCGAGCCGGTTTGCTTCCTGTGTTTCTTCTTCTACAGCATCCATTTCAAACTGATGCTCCTGCCAAACTTCTTCTTCCACTTCACCGCGTAGAGCCTCTTTGACTTCCAGAACGGGCAGGATGCCAATTAACTGCTCTGCTGGTGCGCTACTGAATCGCAATGCCAGTTCGTTTGCTGACATAAATCCTCCGGAAAAAAGGCCCGCCGAGGCGACGGGCAAAGAGAACTTTTCCAATTTAACCAGAACAGGTCTTCGTCTCCTGTTTGGTTGCGATGGCGGTATTGCCATCTCGATGCCCTTCGCGACGAGCATCAGGCTGGCAACAGCCATGGTCATTACTCAAAACTCGATTAAAACTTCATTGCTGGCTGTTGGTCGTCAGCCTTAGAGCTATTCATTTCGTAACTATTTCCGGATTCCCTTTCTGAGCCAGGAAATAGCAGAGCTGGCGAAGACGAGCTGTAAACCAGCCCAGGCGAATAGCCTGACACCTCACAGGGTTGCGTGCGTAATCGATCATGTTTTTATCCTCTTGATGCCTTTTGCGTCTGGCCGACGGAACGGTTGAAACCTGCTGCGCGATTAGTCTGGTCATCTCATCCGGTGTTTCGTATGCCGCCGGCAGCTACTTCGTGGGCGTCCTGCCTGAATGACTCATGTCAATTTGTGTTTATAGTTAAACCTAATTCGTGTTTGGTTGTCAACACGTGATGTGTTTTCTTTATATGGCGGAGTGGAAAGGACATAGGGGGAGAAAAAAGTACAAAAAAAACCAGCCCGAAGGCTGGTGTATTATTTTGAAGGGGGCTAGTTACTCGGCTTCTTTAAATCGACCACGTAAATACTTCTCGACATACTCATCAATTTCTTTCAAGCGTAACTGAAAAGTATCAATCATTCTGTCTTGCTCAGTCTCAGGAAGCTGGTCAAAGAGAGATAATAATTTTCGATGCTTGGGAGTAAGCCATGATTCAGTATGATCCTCACCAAACATCAGTTCTGCAGGGCTAATTCCAAGCGCTTGAGAAATAGTAATCGCATCATCAACGCCAATACTCCGGCGCCCAGCTTCGTAATTGCCTATGCGTGACTGAACCCACCCACATAAGTCAGCGAGTCTTGCTTGTGAAATCCCTTTTTGTTCACGGATCAGCTTTAGTCTGGCCGCAATTGAGGTGTTCATATTCATCAGCAATTTTTACCACGCTCCGTGTTTTTCCTCAAAATACAATCCGTCTTGACTTGTGAACACGAAGTGTGTTTAATGCGATCAAATAACAGACGTGAGGACTATATGAATAATATCGCCAAAGAAAGACTGGCATTGGGACTGACGCAACAGCAATTAGCAAAGCTGTTCGGGTGGCGGCAATCCAGGATTTCAAACTATGAAAATGGAACCCGCCGCCCGGGCCTGCCTGAATGTCGAAAAATTGTAGAAAAATTTAACCAACTAGGCCGTCCTTGCACGCTTGACAGCCTTTTCCCTCCTAAAGACGAGTGATAGGTATGCAAACGAGCCCCTTTGAAAATCATAACCTGCGATTAGCCGTTTCGTTGAAATCGCAAAATCAAAATGCGCCGCACCGCCGGGATAACATCCACCACCAGGCGATATTTGCTGCCGTTCGTGAGTGGGAGTCGACCATTCCTGGACAGGCGCAACAAAAAATTGCCCTGCTGGTGGAAGAACAGTGGCATGACCAAGGTGGGCGAGGGATCACCGTCAATAAGCAGAATTTATTCCGCTATCTGAAGAATGAACACTGTTCTTCGAAATACACCTCTTACGTTATGCAGCTGGCGTCGGCAATTTCCGCAGCCATGCCAATTGAAATCGCACGAAGGCACGGCTTACGTTCTGGAAAAACCGAAGCTGAGCTGGTGGCCAGCGCGGTTAAAGAATGTAGCGAGGCTCACCAGGCCAAATTGATAGGCGCTCCTCCCAGCAAGCTGGAGAAAGAGATCCGGGAAGCTGCAATTTCACTTTTTAACATGTTACCGGCGGATGCCGCAGGCCCACTGCTGGCAAGTATTAGCGCCGTGGCGCCGCAGTGTATTTGAAACGAGTTTTGACCAATGACCATAACGTCCGGGCAACCGGATAGCAGGAGTATTCATGGCAGCGCTGCCTTACATGCAACTTTACATTGCTGATTACCTGGCGGACACCATGCACTTGTCCACGGAGGAGCATGGGGCTTATTTGCTCCTCATGTTCAATTACTGGCAAACCGGGAGAGCAATACCAAAAAACCGCCTCGCTAAAATCGCACGGCTAAGTAACGACCGTTGGAGCGCCGTTGAGCCATCGTTAAAAGAGTTTTTCAACGACAACGGCATTGAATGGGTACATGAAAGGATTGAAAGGGATCTTGAAGCAGTCCGTTCATCGGTAAGTCAGAAGTCCGCAGCCGGTAAAGCCTCAGCAAGGGCCAGAAAAGCCAAGAAACCAACGGAACAAGAACGGGGAGCTAACGACCGTTCAACAGGCGTTGATATTCCGTCTGAACAGGACGCTAACGGGAACTCAACTAATAAAGATCCAGATATAGATACAGATCTTAAAGAAAGAGAGAGAGATGAGCGCGCGCCTGAAGAAATTGAGGGGGAAGAAAACCCGCAAGACATGTTCGAGCCTCCGCCAGGCAAATTCACGATCACCACCAGCTGGAAGCCAGCCCCTGAGTTTGAGCGCCGCGCCGCGATGTGGGGAATTATCCTCGGCGAAGCGCCTGGCTATACGCCGGAGGAGCTTCAGCAGTTCCGGGACTACTGGTCTGTCGAAGGCCGCGTCAAGCACCATCAGCAGTGGGAGCAGACTTTTGCACAGAGTCTGCGAAGCCAGCGGGAACAGGCAAAGCGCAATACGGGGCGGCAGAAGGCTACGGCATTCGCGATACCGCAACCTGATAACACGATTCCAGATGGATTCACGGGGTGATCATGAAAACCAGCAGCGAATTAATCGGACGCCTGCAGCGACTCATGCCGGCGGGTATTAAACCCAAGTTCACCAGCGCTGAAGAGCTTATGGCCTGGCAGCAGGAAGAGGGCCGAAAGCACTGCGCCGAGGTGGAGAAACTCAACCAGAAAGCGCGTGCTGATCGTATTTTCGGCCGCTCCGGCATCTGCGACCTGCACCGCAGCTGCACGTTCAAAAATTACCAGGTAAACGGCGAGGGCCAGCAGCTGGCGCTTACGATGGCAAAGCGTTACGCCCAGAACTTCGGTACCGGGTTCGGCAGCTTCGTGTTCAGCGGCGGTTGCGGTACCGGGAAAAACCATCTGGCGGCGGCGATCGGAAACTATCTGCTCGAGCGTGGCGCCACGGTGCTGGTGGTGACGATCCCCGACCTGATGCTGCGCGTCCGTGCCTGCTACGACGAGGGCGAATCAGAATCCGCGTTACTGGATGACCTTTGCCGCGTGGACCTGCTGGTTCTCGATGAGGTGGGGGTTCAGCGCGAGACGCGCGGGGAGTTCGTCATCCTGAACCAGATTATCGATCGCCGCCTGGCATCCCTGAAACCCGTCGGAGTGTTGACCAACCTGAATCACCCCCAACTGACCGCCGTACTGGGTGAGCGGGTTATGGATCGCCTGCAAATGGATGGCGGTGTCTGGGTGAATTTCAACTGGGCCAGTTACCGAAAAAACGTCAGCCACCTGCGTGTGGTGAAGTGAGGAAATCATGACAACGAATTTTGTTAGCGACGTGATCAGCTTCCTGACTAACCGGGAAGGAGACCTGCACGAAATCTCTGCGGCTATCGGCATGGATCCAAACCGGACTTCAACGCTGCTTGGTGGACTGTTGCGTAGCGGGAAAGTGGTGCGTTCAGGGCGGCGGCGTGAATATGTTTACGCACTTGCACCTGACTATAAAACGCCGGAAGAAACCTTTCTGAGCCGTTTGGATGCCGTGGTCGCTGAGCTGAAAGAACGACGCAGAATGACGTATGCGGAAATAAAAACGCTACTGGATACCAGCGACTGCATCACGCGCGAGTTTCTGTCGCAGATTTGCAGGAAGGGCAACATCATCAAACAGGGTAAACAAGGTTATTTCCTGACATTTAAGGATTACGAGGCGTACGTGGAAGCATTGGCTGAGCGCCGTAAGGCAAAGCGTAAAGCTGAATCCGCAGCCCGACGGGCGTCGCTTAAAACGCAGCCCGGACCCGCAGAGCCGGAAAAACCAGCAGAACCGGTTAACGTAATCACTGATGAGTGCCGCCAGAACTGGCAGGGCTATAACATCCATAAAATCTTCGGGAGTGCCCGCGCATGAAAGACATGACCCATGAGCAGTTGATTCGCGCCACCTACGTGGTCGCTAAGTTTAAAGATCCGGAGACAGCGAAGCTGCTGACCGAACTGGCGGAGCGGCTGGACTGCGCACTGGTAGCGGCGCGTACGGCTTGTATGGAACGTGACGCCTCTGTCAGAGCCGAAATTGAGTGGGAAAAAGCCATGATGCAGGCGGTAGGCGAAGATGGTGTTGATGATGTGGTTCTGGTTATTGAGTCGCTAAAATCAGCTGCCAGTGAACATCAAAGGAGAGTTGGTTAAGGCAGGCGTGGCATGAGCGAGCAAACCATTCTCGACATGTGCTGCGGTTCACGCATGTTCTGGCTCGACAAAGCCGACCCGCGTGCGTCTTCTGCGATATTCGCGCTGAAGAGCACGTACTGTGCGATGAACGCCGCCTAGTAATTAGCCTCGATGTAATCGCTGATTTTCGCGCGCTGCCGTTCGCCAACGCTACGTTTCGGGTGCTGGTCTTCGATCTGCCGCATCTTGAACGTGTTGGCCCGAGCGCCTGACAGGGCAAAATGTACGGAAAATTGAACCCTGAAACCTGGTGCGAAGATTTGCGCGCCGGTTTCAGGGAAGCTTTCCGCGTTATGAGGCCCAATGAGGTATTGATATTGGCATGCGCATGCTGCAACCGCATGAGCTGTCCCGCACTCAGGGCTTCCCTGAATGGTATATAATCGACCGCGACTATCGTGGTGTGAAGTAGGCGAAGGATAAGCAAGTGGCGCGCTGCGGCAACGCAGTACCTCCGCCGTTTGCGGAAGCGCAGGTAAGGGCAAACTTGCCGGAGATGAGCTGCGAAATGGGTCGTGTGGCTTAATATGATTCAGTATGATAACCACTTTAATGTTAGTGTTTCTGGGGAGTCCGATGGGAAGAATAATTGTTGTGATATTGGCTTTTCTTGTTGTTGGTTGCAGTCCTGCTGAAAGAACATGGGATGCTTGGGTTTGCGAAGAAGGTAAGGCCTTTTATACCCGCAACGAGGCAGGTAAAGCGGAGGCCCTGATTTACGATGAGTTAGTAAGAAACATTACATCCTCAAAAAATGACAAAGGTACGTTGTGGCAATTCACCAGTGATGAGGCTCCAGGGCACCAAGGTAATATATTATTTTTAGGTAATAGCGCCCGCATATGGGATAAGAATTTGAATTCTAATAAGACTGAATGGTCTTTTGAATGTAAATGGTCGAAGAAAGTGCACCTTTAAGCTACTTCCAGACATACTCATAAGCGGCAATGCCGTCCCGCCGCCGTTCGCCGAGGCGCTGGTCAGGGCGAACGTACCGGATCTTTGCAAAGAGAAAGGATCTGCAGAGTAATCCCGTTTTAAACTGCCCCGATACACAAGTTTGGGCATCTTAGAGCTAGGAGCGGCCAATCTTACGATATCTGCTACCGAGAAAGATTTCTGTTATCTTCGATGGAAACTCTGCTAATGTGGTAAATACCATTATCAGCCATCACTTTTCTAGCATGTATAAAATGACATATGCTAAAAAAATTGATTTCAATGACATAAGATTGTTGATTTTTTTTGAGTGGTCATTACTGGTTTTGATTATTTAAGGAATTTAAATGACATACGCACTGATTGATAATTCAACTCTAACGGCAGTCCAAAGAATAGAGGGGCATGTCAAAACCAAATCGAAGGACTCGGTAGATACAGATATAATCGCGTTTGAGAACTATATACAGTCAATTTTGTTCTATGATCGTTTGATCGCGGTGGATGATTATATTCCAGAGCATCGTGAAGGTAGGATCTCAAATTTCAAAGAGATATCATTTCTTGATAAAACACAATATGGTCTGGATGCAATTGAAGGTGAAGCAAAAAGAATCGCTGATGCATTAAAACCTAAAATAAGAGGCGGATCATTTGTTAATGATGATTTCAAAAAACTAATTGAACTTCTTCAGACACATATCATATGTACATGGGACATTAGTTCAAGTGTTTATCATCTAACATTGAAGAATCTCTCTGATGGAGGTAAGGAGTTTGAAAAATATGGTAATATAGCTGCCGCGATTTTTTCAGAACTAGGAGATGCTGCTGAGTCTGGTAATAGAGCAAGTGGCGATGTTGAACTCCTCGATCGATTTGGTAACCCTATTCGCAAGGGCTACAAAGTTCCCGGAGCAAAATGGGGTGATGGTACATCTGCTGGTGAAGCAACCGATGCAATCAAGGCATTCGTTGCCTCACTTGTATGGCTGGCTAATCGATCAGTATTCTATTCCCTCACAGCTAAGCACCTTCAAGCAGATACTTTTTTATACCCATTACGTCAGGCGTATCAACAAACATATTTAAGCCAAAACTGTCAGTATGGTTTTGACTATGCTAAACATATCGTGGAACATTTTTCCACTTCGCTTAGTCATGATTTAATTGATATTCACTCTGGTGGCAAAGCAGTAGCAACTGCAACTTCGCTTCCTTTATTTTCGGCATGGCTCGCAAAAGAAACTGGCGATCCAAGTTGTATAGTTGAGGCGGCTTATAACATAAGGAACAATAACGAATTTATTATCGCTCGTGAGAAAATGCGGGAAATAAGGCGCTTGTTTGATGAAAATGAATTGCCTCAGGCTAATAAGTCAGTAGGTTCATTACTCACTGAAATTTCAAAAGAATCAAATGATATGCGGGTTAAGTATGGACTTAAGACTAGACAAGGTGTACCTGTAACTAAGCTTGTACATGTTTACAACACTGTTGCAGCTCTTAATTCTCTTCCAAAACTACCAGCCTTTAACTTCAAAGTTAAAGTTCCTGAATTTTTATATGACCTTAAAAAACCCAGAGGTTTTCGTGCTCTCTATCGAAACTTGACTAATGATCTTTCGACTGTGTGGTCGTTAGGAGAGGCTCGAGATATTCTTGGAAGTAAAGTTGTGATAGATGATCATGCAAGAACTTACAATCCGAAGCTTGAACAACCGCGTTTCAAAAATGTTCATTCCCGATATAAGAGCCCGATGTAGCTTAAGAAAAGGACGCACCTGCCTTGTGCGTCCGCTGTTCGCACAAAGTAGAATACACATCAAATAGTCAATTCTCATCATATGAGAATACCTTTAGCTAGCCGAACAAGGAACATAAGCTTTAACTCGTGTGGCTTTTTTATTCAATGGGTTACAGATCTTTAGGTTTTCAAGGCTGTATCGCAATTCATGCTCTTATCGAGTTGATCATTCTCCCGTATGGGTGTACTGTTTATTTATACAGTATTTTTATGAAAGGGATGATCATGAAGGTTGAAGTCACTATCGAACGTACAAAAAAACTGCCTGATGGCGCGATCCCGGCGCTAGAAACTGAACTCCTAAAACGATTAAACAAGCGCTTCGAGGGGTGCAAGCTCACCGTGCGACGGGCGTCTAATGACGGGCTTAGTGTAAGCGGTGGCGATAAAGACGAGATCGCAAATATTCTGCAGGAAACCTGGGAAAGTGCTGACGAGTGGTTCTACTGATTTTTGTTTTTGTATTGATTCGTTCAGGCTTTGGCAGGGGGACAAGAAGTGGAAGATGTTGATGACATGCCGTCTAAAGGTTACGTGGTGATTCGTTGCGATGATGGCGTTATTGTAGCAAAACTGCATTCTTTTCCAGAATGCGAGCGCGCCCTGATGTACCGACGGGGCGATTTAGTTTCTTTCATGCCGCTGGCGGAAGACGAGATAATTGGTACGCCGACTATGTTTACCGAGATGCTAAAAAAAGCTGGCTACCACGTTTCGAATCCCTCTGTTAGACTCTCACCGCGGGCCTGAACAACCCGCAACCTGCTGCGCCACGGAGAGATACCATGGCGCAAAATCACATCAAAAAAATCCTTTCACTGACGTTAATCGACGCCAGCGATTTTTCGTATCCGGTATCCGCGGGTGGTGCCCAATGAAAATGACCTGGTTCAAATACGACAATCTCACCACGGAAGAGGCCGACGAGTTGGTGGCACGTTATACCCGCAACGGCATCAAGACCGAAAAAAGCCTCTCAAGCGATGTCAGGTTCTGGATTGTTAGCGCGCTTTTGCCCGAAGCAGGTCAGACACCGCGTTCAGATAAAACTTACCAGCAGCGGATGTGGGGTCGATGATGAAGGTCTACAACATTAACCCCATGGGTAAACCGCGCATGACACGTGCTGATAAGTGGAAAAAGCGTCCGGAGGTTATCCGGTACCGCGCGTTTTGCGATCACGTTCGGCTGCTAGGCGTCGTGTTACCGGAAGCCGGAGCACACGTTACGTTTATCCTCCCGATGCCATCGAGCTGGAGCAAGAAGAAGCGCCTGCAGCACGACGGCCAGCCCCACCAGGCAAAACCTGATTGCGACAATATGCTGAAGGCGCTGATGGATGCTATCTATGCGGACGACGCCCACGTCTGGGATTGTCGGGTAACGAAGGTCTGGGGTGAAACCGGGCAGATCATTGTCACGGAGGCCCCAGAATGCGAGCTCTCCTGAAACCTGACATCGCCAGGGGGCTGGGTATTGTTCTGCTGAAGCCTGGTAGCGAGCTGATGAGCATCTTCAGTTCTGGCCGTGTGCTGGTGGAACGTCAGCCGGATAACATGGCACATCTTGAAAGCGGCCCGGTACCGGAGGCGCATCAACCCTTAACGCAAGATACCGAGCTTATCCCCTTCCTGCTTAATTCGAGAGTCATCCAGGCTGCCGGAGGGATATCGTCGCTGGAAAACTGGCTACTACGCCGCGGCGGGTGCCAGTGGCCGCACAGCGAATATCATCACCACGAACTGGTAACGATGCGGCATGAACCGGGAGCAATAAGACTGTGCTGGAGTTGCGACAACCTGCTGCGCGAGCAAACAACCCGCCAACTTCAGGCAATCGCAGAGCGCAATGTGATCGAGTGGGTTATCGACCAGATTCGTTTAAAGCTGCGCATTGATCAGTATCGTGAGGTTTCTCTGGCAGAACTGTGCTGGTGGGCGTTTCGCATGGCGCTAACCGACATGCTGCCTGAAGGTGTTGCCCGCAGCGCCTTTGATCTGCCCCCGAAGGTTATTCAGTCTGTTACGCGGGAAAGCGATATCAAGCCGGAAGTAACGGCCACTAGCATCATGCAGAGAAAAGCTGCTGACGCGGCGGCACTTCGAGAATCGCTCCTCCAGGAACCGGTAAAAACCGTAGTGAATATTGCGGTAGATCCAGAACCGCCAGCGGCATCCATGTCACGCCCCAAACTTCACCGCTGGCGGAACGCGAAATTTCTCCGCTGGGTTAAAACTCAGCCTTGTCAGTGCTGCGGCCAGCCAGCTGACGATGCTCATCATCTAATTGGCTGGCGGCAGGGTGGTATGGGTACCAAAGCGCATGACTTCCTCACGATCCCGCTTTGCCGTATACACCACACCGAATTGCATAACGACCCTAAAGCATTTGAACAAAAATACGGCACGCAGCCTGAACTGATTATTTATTTGCTGGACCGGGCGTTTGCGCTCGGCGTTCTGGCGTAAAGGAGAAGAGTATGACACCACGTCAACGCCGGCAGCATTATGCAGGGCTGGGTATTGTTGCTACAGCGCCACGTAAAAGTTATCTGGGAAAATTTACGCCCCTAACAACGATTCAGTCTGCCTGGATTGCATCGCTGCTTACCGTATGGGGTGAGTGCGTCGGAGGTAGAACACGAGCGCAGTATCGGTTGGAGAACTGTAGACGGTTCTGGACATATGCAAAAGAGGCGGAGTGGTCAGATACACAGTTATCACGCATTACCGCCGCAATCGAGCAGGCACGGAAAGAAGGCTTCAGGGGCGCGCAAAGTGTGGCTCGTGCCAAAACGTTGCTATGGGGGCAGTTATCGGTTCGTGAAATGATCGAAGAAACCGAACGTCGTGATGATGCTGATTTTATCGAAGGGGTGATGCTGCAGACGTTTAAGTCTGATGATCCTGTTTATCTGGTGGGTATGCAGTTCTACACGACGAGAAACAAGATTTCCGACATTGCGCGTGAATTGCAGTCTGTAGCTCCATGGCTGACGAACGGCGAGGCCCGTAAGCGTGTGCGCTGGTGTATTGAGATTTTCAGGGCAAAAACATTCTTGGCAGTACGGCGTAAACTGGATGATGAGTAAAAATACCATTTTAACAAAAAGTGCTATTTCTTCGGCTCTGCATTGAAAACGGGCCAGAAAACTGTTCTATTTGTTCATGCTTGGCAGAGCTGCGCCGCGATGGCAGCGACTAAAAGCAACTACAAAATTCATGAACCTCGCTTCGGCGGGGTTTTTTATTACCAAATTAATGCATTCGGCTCATTTTTCGAGCCGAATAGGGGCGTTAATTGGCTCATCAAGGTCACCATAACGGTGGCCTTTTTTATTCCCATCACACAGCACTTCCCAAAAGCGGAGGTGAGAGACATGTCCAATATGAGCAAATTAGCTTCTGGCGCTGCCTATGGCGCATCAGCCGGGACGGTAGCTAATGGCGTGCTAACCCGGCTTAGCCCTGATGAATGGAGCGCCGTTGGTGTTATCGCAGGCATTGTGGTCGCGCTGCTGACGTTCGGTATTAACTGGTATTACAAACGCAAAACCACTCTGGCGCAGATTCAGGCTCTACAGCGCTGGCCCACTCACCCCGTTGGTTTTAAGGAGGAGTGATGGCTATCTCAGCGGCTCTGCGTAAAAAGCTTTTTAGTGTGGCTGGTGCTGGTGCGCTGGCGATAGCAATGGTTTTTCTTGGTGGTAAGGACGGAGTGGAAGGCCGCAAGTACGTCCCTTACTACGATGTTGCTGGCGTGCCGACCGTCTGTGACGGACACACTGGCGCCGACATCATTCGCGGCAAACGTTACACAGACCGGGAATGCGATCAGTTGCTGTGGAAAGACTTGCAACCCGCAAAGCGCACCGTGGACAAACTTGTAAAAGTACCGTTGAACGAATACCAGAGGGCGGCGCTGTACAGCTTCGTGTTCAATGTTGGCTCTGATGCTTTTTCAAAATCGACTCTGCTTCGCAAGCTCAATAACGGCGACCAGAACGGAGCCTGTGATGAAATGCGCCGCTGGGTTTATGCTGGTGGCATGAAGTGGAAGGGATTGCAGAACCGTCGCGAGATGGAGCGATCCATGTGCCTGGCGGAGAGTAAAAATGACCTGTAAAGCCTGGCTGATTATCGGCTTAGAACTGCTCTTATCTGTGCTGATTATTTACGTTCTGCTCGGTCAGGTCGATGATGCGAAAAAACGCGCTGCTGATGCCGAGCAAAGCCTGAAGCTGGCGAACGCCACTGACCTGCTCCCCGTTGATTAA